TCTACAAGCGGCCCGGTTGCATCGACCCCTTCGCGATCACCATCTGCAAATCCGGTTGCATCGACCGTTTCGTTACCTTCGGCAATCCCGGTTGTCGCATCGATCCCTTCGCGATCACCATCTTCAATCCCGGTTGTCGCATCGTCTGTTTCGTTACCTTCGGCAAACCCGGTTGTCGCATCGACCCCATCACGATCACCATTTGCAAACTCTGTTGTGGCTTTGAACCCATCTCGAGCACCGCCATATGCAAATCCTGTTGTTGCTTCAACAAGTGCACCTGTTCCTCCACCTGTGTCGACAGTGGAGACTCCGCCATTGCAAGAGAGGCACTTTGTGCCATTCGGATCAGATGACAACCCCACTGTATTAATCAATAGCAAAACAAATATGATTGCCATGTGCAATCAAACGAGTCCATTTTGGACAAAAGATGATAAAGTAGCAATGACATTTACTGGAGTAAGTTATACACAGGTTGATGACTCAAAAGACAACTCAATCGATATCAATATTCCTTGTAGTGGTGTAAAAATAGACAGGGGGGATTACATCGATTTTCGGACTGATTTGCAGAAAACTATGCCTCCTGCTCCAAAAGGGTATGAATATGTTACAATCGATAAAGATAAATATATTGCATCATACAATGCTTATGCTGCTTCTAAAGGAACCACTGTTGATCCTTATGAATATGAGGACATCAAGAATTCCACAGATTTCATTAACAATCAGTACGAGAGAGATATTCAAGCCTATAATCAAAATGAATGTACTAAGAATCAGACCGATACATGCAAAAACATTAAGAATTCTCTAGCAATGATTGTAGGCAAAAATGATATCCCAGCTGTTTCACAGAAAGGCAAACAAACAGAAAGCAGAATCTATTGCGCTTTTGTATCAGATGATGATCCAGTTGTCTTAATGAATCAACAAACCAAATTTATCGTACTAGGCTTTTATGATAAAGATGGTTTGCCTTATAAAATAGGCGATACATATTCTGGAACATGTTCAACATATGGAGGTGGCCAGTTTTCACTAGATGGACCTTACGATACAAACATTCGAGTAACAGGAACAAATATTTTAGGTTCAAGTCATCCGGAGATTCGTTCTGATTTGCAACAAGACATGCCACCAGCACCAAAAGGATTTCAATATATGAAATTTGATAAGGAGAGATTTTTCAAAAAAACGATGGAAGATAAGGCTTCTCGACCTTATCCAGGTGGTTGGAATGCGTTTAATAATGAAGTTTCCACGCATAGTCTTATTTCTGCCGTTGCCAATTATCAATTCCTAAATTGTTCTGATTCGAATTGCCTAACAAATCCAAAATCAGAATACAGTACATATGTGAATTCATTTGTACCAATTAATTCACCCGCACCCACAGTGTCTTCTATCCCTGTTGCAGCTTCCCCCGCAATTCAATCATTATCATTTTCGCCTCAAACATGGTCTTCCCAAGTATATAAATGGGCGACTGCGAAGCAGGCGGCACAAGTGGCTCAAGCGGCTATCGTTACCCAATCAACGACAACACTACCTGTTATGGCACCTGTTGCCGCACCTGCATCCGCACCCGTCGCAAAAACAGCAGATGACTCAAGCACATTCTATATGATATTGTTAGGAATCGTCGTGCTGTTGTTGTTCATGATGATTATATTTGTAACGCGACGTCAGTCAGCTGCGACAGCGTCTGTGTATACCGCACCCACTCCTGTCTACGGTGGTGGAAAAATGAAGTTTTAGCGGCCGTTATTCGTATATAGTGTATGTGTCGCCGAAATGTGTTTTCTTGAACTCGCGCATGTCTCGCGTCTTCGAACTCGTGTTACATTGAGCGCAGATGGGGCGCAGGTTTTCCAAGTTTGTGGGACCTCCGTTGGCCTCGGCTACGACGTGACCACAATGGAATGTGAAAGGCGTAATGTCGTGCGTGTTGCAAACAGGGCATTTGCACTTACCCCTCTCTTCGCCGATGTAAGTGTTCCAGACGGCTGCGCGAAGAGAGGCTGGGATCGGTGTCTTTCGTTGTTTGCGCTGTGGTTTCGGCTGATGTTCATCGCGGCTCTCATCATATGTGTCATGATTGTGACAATTCGGGCATTGGCATTTGGCCTGGTCTTTTTGATGCTCCAGTGTGTCCACAGTCGAACATGAGAAACAATTCCACATGGTAGCAGAGGTTATTAATGATAGTATGTGGTTTTTATTTAAGTAGACGGTGTCGAGATGCCTTCCGACTGGAGCTTGGTCATGATCTGGATCGCTTCGGCACGCTCCTCTTCGAGTTCGAGGCGGGTGGCGTCCATCAGAGCTTGGGACCGGGTGTCGATGGTCATCTCGACGATCGTGTACTTGCCAGGTTCTGTGCAGCGCACAGGGAACGAGTAACAGAGGTCCCTAATGCCGTAGGTGCCGTCTGACATGACTCCCATTGAGACGATCTTGTCACTGACGGGGGTCACGATCCAATCGCGTAGGTGGTCCTTGATGGCATTTGCGGCGCTCATCGCGCTCGAGAGCTTGCGGGCTTCGATGATCGCAGCTCCTCGTTTTTGTACAGTCGTCACGAACGCATTATCCAGATAATCGTCGTCGAGAAGCTCGCGAACAGGGACGCCAAAGATGCTGGCGTGATTGACGTCGGGGTACTGAGTAGACGAGTGGTTTCCCCAGATGATGACGCCGCTCACGCTGTCGACGGCGCAATCGGCCTTGAGTGCGATCTGTGACACAGCCCGGTTCTGGTCCAGGCGCGTGAGGCAGGTGAAGTTTTGGCGCGGGATGCTGGGGGCGTACATGGAGGCGATGAGGCAGTTGGTGTTGGCGGGGTTCGCGACGACGAGGACCTTGCAATCTCGCGAGGCGTACTTCTCGAGAGCCTCTCCGTGCTCCTTGAAGATCATCGTGTTTTTGGCGATGAGCTCCTTGCGTTCCATGCCGGCTTTGCGAGGGAATCCGCCGAGGAGGATTGCGACGTCGGTGCCGGCGAAGGCTACGCTGACATCCGTCGTGCACACGAGTTTGTTGACCAGATAATAGGCTCCGTCTTCGATCTCCATACGCACCCCTTCGAGCGTCGCAGCAGCAAAGGGAACATCAAGAAGACGGAGGTCGACGCGTGTGTCTGCACCAAATACGGTCCCGTTACAGATAAGCGGGATGAGGGAGTAGGCGATCTGGCCTGCGGCTCCAGTGACGGTCACGGTGAGAGGCATGTTTTGAAATATGACGGCATAATAGATTTAAGTGAGTTTAGAGGAATAAGAATTATATTTAATTATAGAAAATGGCATGTGTCAATGCGTATTGTCCACCTGATAATGCACAACGTCTGAACACGCGATTATCTCAATTAGATCAGGTTCATGATGGACTTCACGTTAAAACAAAACTCAACTTCAGTAGACTTGCACAAATGGGTATAGGTTTTGGAGAGTTTATCAACCGCGATGGAAAATTTGTTGCACCTGCAAAAGATAACTTATTTCTAGATATTTCTGCTCGTTTTACTAGTCTTGGTGGAACCACACTTAAAATGGCAAGGACAGACATAAATTTGAAAAATACCCTTACAGGATTAGGTCTTCCTACAACTTACGAGGACAATGTAAGAGTTCCTTTTACTGAGAAATGTGATTCAGATACTAATTTCAAACAATGCAACAATGCTGGATCGTATATAGATCCAGGAAAAAGACAGTATTTTTCATTATCGCTAAGTGCAATAACAAATTGGATTAAAGAAGATGATGTCACTATACAGTACATTGCATATAATAATGTTGTAGATGTTTATTTCAAAATCAAGGAGGTTACAAAGAATACTTTTATGTACACTTTTAAAGATAATGCAATTCAATGTAATTTTAATTTAAAAGTCACATGGTCATCTACTGACATACAAAGTGTCGATGTATTTAAGTGCGGGAACAATGTCAAGAATAAGATCATTAACGCTTTAACCAACACTGATATAATTAAACTACTGTTAAAAGCGAAACTCTCAGGAGATCTCATACAAGCTGTTGAGAATGATAATGGTATTCTAGGTACGACAGATACCTATCTTGTAAAACGGTGCCAGCTTTTGGGAAAAACCTGTTTGCAAAAAGTGTTCCAACGAGATGATGAAGAATATGGTGGTGAAGAGGGTGGTGATGAAGACGAGGAAAAGGCAACTATAACAGGATATGAGTTACATTATCCACCATTAGATCCTGCAAAGCTTATTCATGCGATGTATAGTAACGTTATCGATAAGAACTTGAAAGTTATAGCGATATATAATCAAATACCTGATCATTTCAAAATAAAGAATCGTTCAGGTGATTTAAGCATTACTAAAACTCAGACTCTTGCTAATTACTTCAAAACTTTAATTGCAAACATAGGAATGATAAATACAAAGTTGGAAACGTTAAGACTTGCGGCAAATAGTGTACAGAATATAAAACAAGAAAAGTTGACAAAACTGCAAAATGATTTACGTTTAGCTGAACAAACCCCACTGTTGTTTATGATAGAAGAAACTAAATATATGCTTGATCCATTGGCAAACAAGAATATTAACGAAATCTTTAAAAGAATCAATAATGTCTTTAGAACAAAATGTGATTTATTCGATGCGCCACTTTATCGAATTCTTGATATGTCACAAATACATTTACAACCCAAAACCAAAACCAAAAGACAGCGGGAGACCTTTGAGCCATCAAAACGGCGAGTGTCAAACGACACAGTTTCTGAAACTGATCAAAACAACAAAGAACCAACGGCAAAAATAAGCGCGCGCGAAGAAAACGCTGTGAACAATGTTTTTAATAGTACAACTCCAGAACAAAAGCCAGAAGCTAATGGTTTAATTATGCAGTTAATTAAACTATATTGGGGAATAGATGTAGCTGGTAATAACGAGGATAGCGTAACTATCATCAAAGAATGCCAAAGAATGTATAACTTTGCGATAAATTGTTGGAACGATGTTGAGGATTTTGATCAGTTTGGGATTATACAAATAGGTGGAGCCCCACCTGATGAAACACATATTATCAGTCTCACACTGTTTTTAATCTATGTGTTCGATTTGATAGGAGTCTGCATCTATGATAAGATACTTGTAAATAATTGGTTAGTCGTGTATCAAGACAATGATGACATATATGCTATTCAAAAAGGAATATACTCAGAAACGATAGATTTTTTGGGGAGTAAAATAAACACCATGTATGATGCAGTATCTAAAAAAGTAGGCGATAATGATTATGATAATGATTGCAGGCCGCCTACTGGAGAGGATGGATATGAATACACAAGTGATTGGTGCAAGCAGCACATTGATTATTTGCAAAAAGCCATGAATACATTGACATCTCAGGAACAATTTAATACAGTAGCGGAAATGCAGCTACCTCCTGAGTTACAAAAAATGCTCACGCTTGGTCCAAGTCGAGGAAGTCCAGGAAGTCCAGGAAGTCCAGCTGCGAGTGCCGGTGGTGGAACGTCAATCGGAGGATCAATCCTATCAAAGTTTGGCAAGCTATCCCTCAAGGTTCCTAAGAATACTAAAGCTATTGTACTCTAGCATTTTTGTTGGATGTGGTATTACCCCGGCATCATCTCCAACTTAAAGCCTTCATCCAGGTTGATCAGGCTGATGATGTTCTTATCGATTTCGCAGACGTTGTTCTGCGTGTTCGACTTGATGATGTCAAGTACTTCTTTGTGCACGGTGTTCTTTTGCGCGTTGGTGAGCGAGTCGTAGATGCGCGTATACAGGTTCGTGAACGTGTCGACGAGTCTGTGCGCGTCGGCGTCTCCAGGCTCGGGAATGTCATCATAGTCTGGGTCAGTAGGGTTGCATAAAATCTGCGCGTCGCACTTGCCCTTGACAAACGGCTTGACGTCGAAGCACGCCAGGAACCGATAATAGGCCTCCAAGCACTCCTCCTGCTCTCGTTTTTGCGGAATCGACACTGGGCTGTGGATTTTCCGGATAAGGTACACCTCATACGACTCTAGGTAGCAGCTGGCGATGGTGGAAATCAGGTAGTTCATGCCTGCGTTGACGAGCATCTCCTCCCACGTCTCAGCCGCGTTGTATACGCGGATACGTTTGCGCTTCGAGTCATAAATGAAATTCAGGTGCTCGATGAACTCGTCACGATGAACTCCTCGAAGAGCATTCGTCAGAGTGTCAATGATTTGCATGAAATCTTGGTGCTGCAACGAGAAACCGTATTTGAACGAGTCCTTTTCGAGCTTCTTGACCGTGTGCTTGTACTCATCTTCGACCTTGGTTTCAAAGTCGACGATCTCTAGCTGCTTGTAATGGGCAAGTTTGGTGATCTTATCGACATAATCCATGTTGGCGACAAAGTTGTTCATCGTGTTATAAGTGTTGATGGTTTGGTTCATGATTTTGACTTCGTCAGGAATGTGATAGATGCGGCTATCCATGACGATGGCTTTGATGTCGTCGGTTAACTCCAAGTTTTTCACAACCGCAGGACACTTTCGCTTTGCTGTGTAAAGATGATAGAACATATCGCATCGGCGATCCGTCTTGTAACTGCATCTTGGACACGTATAAGGAACTTTCTGATTTTTTGGCATGATATTTATTATGCAAGAAGAAAATAACATCCCGCAAACATCCGCACTCACTATTTTCCGCAGACATCATGCAAAAATCCGACATTATCACAAAGTACCATTTTCCGCAACTATCATACTAACATCTACAATTATCCGCAGACATCCGGGATAATATAGACGACTTCTAAAAAACACAACATCATAATAGGTAATAATAAAAGTTTCATAACCGTTGTTATCGTAATAAAGTCCCTTAAACCCCCCGACAAATTTTTTCGATCAACAATCTTTAGACATGATAAATGCGATTGCGAATAATGCTATTTTTAATCTCTTCAGTTAACTCCATGTCTCGCACTACTCCTGGACAAATACGCTTTGCAGTAAACAAGTGATATACCATGTCGCATCGGCGATCAGAGTTGTAATTGCACCTTGGACAAGTATAAGGCACTTGCTTCTTCTTACCACCCTTCTTTTTAGGCGTTTCTTCATTTGCATGGACTACGTTAAAATATTTCTCCTGAAACTCGTAGAGGTTGTCAGTCCCCATCGACAAGTTACAGCTTGCACATATAGGAAGAAGATTGTCAACATTCGTCATACCACCTTTCGCTTCCGCAATCACATGACCGCAGTGAAACTCAAACGCTGAAATATCATTAATGTTGCAGCATAAACACTTGCGCTTTCCAACGTACTCACCGACACATTTGTTCCATACGGCGATTCGTAAGTTCTTCGGGATAGGTTTTTTGAGCTTCGTTTTTTTGCACAGGCTCCATCTTTGTTCGTATTATAAACTACACATAACAATGTGCGTTTTCTTTTTAAGTACGCTTTCATGATCAAAGACTCGATAGAAACAATCTCTCCTAATCTAAATGGACCAGTTGATCAGTCGCCTCGTGCACCCGGCTCTTCCCCAAGCCATTCGTGCCACTTACTTCCGTGCCGGGATGCTGTTGTTATTGTTGGGCGTTGTCATCGCCACAGCTCTTATCTTCCACTCTGAAACAGGCTTCCAACGGATCGAAGGCTTTTCTGGAGACGAAATGATCGTACCTGCCAGATTGCACTACATTACCGTCGCCACGAAACCGCACCCTGTCCTCGATGTGCTTCAAAAGGTCGTCGCTTCCAAGGGCGATGCCGTGACCGTGCTGGGTATGGACGAGGACCGCGACATCGGTTGGAACGCAGCCGACGACAAGCGGGGACACTTCGGCGTCAAGCTCCGCGAAGTCTATAATTTCGTGAACAACACGGCTCTCAATGCGGACGACATCGTACTCTTCAGCGACGCCTATGACGTCTACTACTGCGGCGACCAAGACACGATCGTCAAACGATTCCTGGAGTTCCGGAAGCCCATTGTCTTCGGTGCCGAGCGCTATTGCTGGCCCGATGAAGACGCTTCTGCGAAGTATCTCGCAGCAGACCACAAATCATATTTCCCGTACCTCAATAGCGGCCTCTTCATCGGCCGCGTCGGCGCCCTGCGCGAATGCATGCGCGATTATTCCTACGACGACGCCGAGGACGACCAGCGGTTCTGGACCACGCGCTATTTGAATCATCCCGAGACTATCGCCCTCGACCACGACAACAAGATCTTCCTCAACTGCGCGGGCATCGACAAGGCTGAGATGAAGGTCACTGGCGACCAGGTCACGTTCCGCGGCGCCAAGCCTCAACTGGTGCATTCCAACAGCGGTGACAAATCCTATCTGGACCCGCTTCTTGCGGCTGCAGCGAAATCGATTTAAGCGCATCGTACAAGTCAAGTCGTAATGTTCGACAACGTTGCTACTGTTATGTTCGTGAGCGCCATCCTCGGCGCAGGGCATATCACGCTTCTCCGCTTTTCGTTTATGAAAGAACGGTTCCGACACCCACCAGAAATCGCCAACCGCATCACCTGCTCCACAGTGCAAGTGGTCGTGATAAGTATGAGCACATATAATCTTATCGACGCCTATAAAAATGATACGAAAGATCTCATCAGCCCAAATACCATTGCCGCAGCAAACGGTTTGGCTGCGATGTTCCTCTATGACACGGTGTTCATGCTCTCGTCACCAAGAGGACGACGCCAACACCTCATGTTTGCCCATCATGTCCTTGCTGTGATCCTGTTATACATGAGTTATTCCCCGGGAATCGGTTCGAATCAGATGAACAATTTCGTTCTCTTGACGCTCGAGACCGCAAGCCCGCTTATCAACGCTATGAAGATCAGCGACGAACTCGCGCCAGGAGCGCTTGTCACTCACCACATCCATATGTGGACGCAGGTCATGTATTTCCTGACGCGAATCGTCATGCTGCCGATGTGGATGGTCGACTTTTATACGATGAAATACAGCGGCTCGGTAAGCCATGTTTTGACGCTCTTTGCACTGCTCTGTTTGTGGGGACAAAGCATTAAGTGGTTTGTGATGCTGCTCAAACCCAAGCGCGTTTAGACCGAGTCTCTCATAAGTCGCGAGAACCAGTCTATGCTCACGGCGTATATCGCCGCTAGCACTGTATATGTGGGCACCCACATGATGTAGGGGTAATTGACGGCCTCAAGCAAATGCAGTGCCAGTACTAACGGAAACCCGTATATTCTGCACCCAAAGTACAAGAACAACAGGATTCCGTGATTCACAATGTAGACCGTACTCGTTTTTCCACAGGCCTCTTTGAAAAGCCGCCGCATATTTAGAAAAGGGTTTGTGATTTCTCCCAGGATGGGGAAGAGCATGTTGAACCACAACGCCGTGAAGCCATAATGTAGGTTGATTTGCAAGAGACACATGCAGCCGATGTGATGTGCGATGAACGTTGTGTACTTGAGCCCAAATGTTAAAAGGTAGATCATGTCATAGACAAAATATCCTTGGAGCATTTGGTAATGCACGAAGGTCTTGGCAGTTGCTAGCTCGACACTATCGAGGAAGAGCAGCTCTTTGATCATGGATTGAACGAGCCATAGCTGGAATAACGTGGCGGTCACAGCATTGCTCCACTCGTATTTGCATCGGAACGGCAGGCGCGCATAGTAGGGAATGATGTTCAACGCGGAAAAAAGGGTCGTGTGCCCTAGGGTACAGTAGAATAGTATGTCTTGAGTTGCAGCGGCCAGCATTTGTGCGGTGTTTGATTTACAAATACCATATGTCGTATTGTCTTTATATAAATGTTTCGATGACTGGTTCGGCAGGTTCTTGTAAAAATGATGCTGCTGCCGCTAATACGGCGACAACTATAGCCATAATGCTGAAGAAGCTATACGCAGTTGGGGCACTACGGACTTCAATGATAGCATCGTTATCACAGAGGTGGCAGTTGGAAGATGTTTTAGAGTTTGTGCGTCGTCGGCCAAAGCCCATTCGTCGTGTAACGTTCGCCATGTGTTGTTTTTTGGGATCATCATGATAGCGGGCTTTTCAATTTTTCGAAGCATGTGCTTAAGAGCACGATTGTGGTTTGTCTTTCGGCGGGTAGTTTACCTCGATCGGCGCGCCGCTGTAGGTAAAGTATTCTCCCATGGGAAAAACGGGGTCGTTGCTGGTCTTGGCGCCGGGAGCGTCGTAGCAAGTGAAGCCCTCGACGGCGTTGCCGCATGTAAAATCACCTGATGCGCTGTAGCCACATTTTGCGTAGTCTTTGTTCACAGGAGTGGTTTTGGGTACAACGTATGACATTGTTAGCTATTTTAGTATAGAGAGATAAATCTTAGGGGTCTGGCGCCCCATAAAACCCTGAGCAAGATACCTATATACAGGGTTTTAGGGGGCGAAGCCCCCTAATTCGACATACTCATTGTGAGGAATCAGATGCAAATCCTTTATTTTTTGAATCATTTGCTCAACTGTATCTGCGTCTAAGCACATTGCCTCAATCGTCGCCGGAGAGACCTTGGAATCAGTGGGGTATATTTGGGCGAAAGTCACGCGCTCTTTGTCCGTCATCGGCGCCACATAATGCTCGATCATCGCGATAGCCTCTTCGCATTGCATGTAGTTCATATGAATTTTCATATTGATGCGCCCAGGACGGATCAGCGCGGGGTCCAACATTTCCGGATGATTTGACGTCATGACCATAATGCGACCAGGTGTATCTACAACTCCGTCCAAGACGTTGAGGACGCCGGCCAGGTTCAGTTCGTCATTGCCGATGGCAGACCTGCCCTTCTTTGCAACATTTTGCGTCCCTTTTGCCACAACGTCGGTCGCCGACGATCGCTTTTTGACGACATCCGAAGCCACATCGATGTCTTCGATGACATAGATGACCTTGGAGAAATCGACGCGAGCAATCATATAATCACCCGGGCAACTGTTGTTGTAGGCTAGCTCGTTACTGAACATGAGTTGCATCAGCTGGCTGTTGGTCTTGATGGCGCTCAAAGGGATAGAAACGATGCTGCGGTTGGTATAGTTTGCGAGGGCTTTGATGAAAGAAGTCTTGCCAGTCCCGGGTTCGCCGTGCAAAAGGAAGCCGAGTTTGTAGGGGTAGCCCGCGATTTTGAATTTACCCGTCTTTTCTTGAAATGCATCGACTAGACGCAGGAGTGCCGTTTTCTCTGGATAGAAGAGCATATCAAATGTCTTGGTATTCGACAAGACATAGCGGTCCATGAGCATAAACTTCCTGGTATGGCTATCTGATTTGTCTTCGCTGAAGCCCGGTGCAAACATGTAGCGTTTCTTGTCGAAACTGGATGAGGTGTCTAGGAAAGCCAAATAGTCGTTGTAGATTGTTCGCAGCAGGGCATCTATGTGTTCCGAAGTTAGCGTGCATTCGATTTTATAGATGACGTCGATGTATTTCGCAGTCGAGCTAGAGGATGAATCGTTGACCACGACTTTGATTCGCGTACAAGGATCTACTGGCATCCACTCTCCTCGAGGAGCTTTCATAATCAGTGAATGACTATGCACATCCACTGTCACATCAGCCGATTGTGATTTGGTCGCCCAATAAGAGGCTTTTTTGGTCATGTACAGATCGATTGCCTTCTGGAGTTTTCCGGCCATATGGTCTTGGCCATCCAAGACTCCGCGATCCCCGAATGCATAGGAGAATGTGATGTTTCGATGGATGACATCTTTGACTGGAAAGATCTTGGTCAAAATGCGTTTCCATATGTCTTTGACCGTATACTTCAGATTTACCCACACTTCGCTGTCCATAACTACGGGAAGCATGAAGCACAGTAATACGTCGAAGAGGAAGTTTCCCGTAGTGAGTTTATTCAAAAGACCCATCTTGGTCATATTGATCGCGTCCGTCATTTGTTGTGATTGCACAAATGATGGCTGAAAAACGATGAGCGGGTCAAATTTTTAAGCGCTTTATCTCTTACCAATGTCCTTCCAAGAACTCGTTGTACCAGGCAACGGTGCGCTCGAGGCCCTCTTCGAAAGGTACGCGACTTTCCCACCCGAGCGCTCTGAGCTTGTCGTCGCTGATATAGTAGCGCTTGTCGTTGAACTTGCGGTCTTCGACGAATTCCATCCAGTCTTCTGGGTTTGCACCAGGCTTGATGTGACCGATCAGGGCGATGGCGACATTACGAACAGATACCTCAATCGGCGATCCAATGTTGTAGATCTCGCCGATCAGACCACGCATCATGATAGTCTCCACCGCTCGCGCCACATCGTCGACGTGGATGAAAGCCCTTAAGTTGGTACCGTCGCCATGGAGCGTGCATTTTTGGTTTTCTTTGAGCAGGTGGATGAATCGCGGAATCACCTTTTCGATGTATTGTCGGGGGCCATACACGTTGTTGCCACGGGTAATCACTAGAGGCAGCTTGTGCGAGTAATAGTAGGACGTGGCGATGAGCTCGGCGGCGGCCTTGGAAGCCGCGTAGGGGTTCGTCGGACACAACACGGACGTTTCTGTCTTCCGTTTCTCGCCGCCATCGATCTGTGACTCGCCATACACTTCGTCAGTGCTGATGTGGACAAAGCGCTTGAGGCGCCCATAGAGACGTGCGCATTCGAGCAAGATATGGGTTCCGAGAACGTTATCGTACGTATAGTCGAGCGAGCGCTCGAAGCTGTTGTCCACGTGAGACTGCGCCGCAAAATGAACGATGCAATCGACGCTATGTTCGGTGAGGATATGTGCGATGAGGTCCTTATCTTGGATGTTGCCCTTGACAAACAGATAGTTCGGCTTCGGAGCGACGTTTTTGAGACTTGAGCAGTAATTCAGACAATCGATGTTGATGAACCGCGTTTCAGGGTATCGTTCGAGCATGTAATTCAGGAAGTTGGACCCTATGAAACCACATCCCCCAGTGACCAGGACGTTGTTGTAGTTCATTGTTTTTATTTTAAATATTCGGAGATAAAGATACGCGGCGAATCTAACACGTTCGAACCGCTTTTAGAAACGCTACTGCATACCGCGCAAACAGCGCCGTCATCCCCGCAATCATGATCCGTTGATGCCACTCCCCCACATAGTGCTTTTTGACGTAAGATGTGATCAGGAAAGGAAACATGATTAGACGTAGCATTTGCAGGCTGATCGAATTCACAGACACGAGCGAGTGCAGGCACGACCCCGATGGAAGTACTCGTATGAGCGCCCGATGGGGCTCGCAGATCTCCGCGAGGAAATAGGCCGAGTTGGCGAAATACGGGGAGTAATGATAGCGACGCCGGATGAAGATCAACAAGAGAGACAAGACACTATGGGCAAATGCATTGGGTGTTTTGGTTTTGCCGTACAAAAGCGCATACAGAGCAAACCCAGATATCCACAACTCGATGTCTCGTGTCCATGCATGCACGCGCGTGTCATACGAATAGAAGAAGCAATATACCAGATTATGAAAAGCCTGGGTGAATACATGGCTATGGTGGGCAAGACGAGCTAGCCGATACATAATCAATACATATTTTTAAAACAGTTGCACGTCAAAATAACTGGCGCCTTCGGTCTGTCGATAAATAATATACTCTCAATAAAATGAACGAGAAGACCATCGTCCACCTTATTCATATGCTCTTCTCAGGGCCCCTACTCCTTTATGTAGCTTTGGCTCAGCCCAAGAACCGTTATGTGTACTGGTTGCTGATGGCGCTCGCGGCCACGATTTGCGTCAAGTTCGCTTACACGGCCTTCACGACCAAACTTAGCGAACGACATGTGTGGTTCGCGATCCATGGGATTCTATTTGCGTCGCTGCTCTTTTATGTAGGCTGGATGGGCGCAGATACACCACATGTAGGCTATTCGCTGCTCTTGGCGGTCGGCATCGCCGCCATCGGGTATCACACGGTTCGTCTCGTTCAAGAAAATTGGTAAGGTCATATAAACAGAATGCCAGTGTATATATGAAAATGAAACCGATTATAGTATCACGGATCATCACTGCTTGGATGGGTATCATGACCGCGCTGATGATCGCTATCGCCAAAGAAGACACGGCCGATTCTTTCTATCGATTCGGTCCGCATCCAGACCTGATCATCTTGGGATATACGATTGACACGGCATCGAAGTATGCCCTCGTCATTTTCTATGCGCTCGTGAACACGGTCGTTCGCAACCTGAACCACAACGTAATAACACCGTGGATCACCCTCAACATCCAGGATACGTCGGCGAGCGCTGATGTCGCTCTTCTGGAGAGTCGAAACCAAGTGCCTCTTCCCTTGCCGTTGCCGACGTCGTTGAACAAGGCTCATGCATACGAGATCTCTGTCGCAAGCACCTTGTATTCTTGGTTCGATTGGCTCATCTATATCCATATGCTCATGGCACAGGTTGACATGGTGATCATCGAAATGGGGGCGGACGTACTCGCCACGAGCGCTATTACCTATTGGTATTTAGAAAAGTCGGGCAAAAATGCCCAAAAAGGGTACGTTTCTATCGATATGGGGGATGCTCAGGACACTTTCAGTGGCATCACCTCTCATGACGCTCACTTCGTTCGTCAGCACCCCCAGTTCCGCTACAACCTTCATCCCCAATCTAGTGGGTATAACCCTCAGTTCATCTAAATGGGGATGTAGTCCAGGACAATAAAATATCACGATCAATATAATGAGCGATGACCTCTTGGTTACGCCGAAAGGTCGCAAAGTGCCTCCGGAGCTCGAAGCCCCAGTCGACCTTGTCCTTTTAGACATCGCCGAATTCCTGCGCCCGTGGTTTCATGGAGTGGGCTTCACGCCCAACGGCATCACCGTGCTGTCTGGTATCCTCCAATTTATGGGAGTGTGGATGCTTTACCGCGGCAACTACCTATGGGCCGCGGCGCTCTACTTAATCGGCTACATGTTCGACGACATGGACGGGTATTACGCCCGCTATTACGACATGACCACCCAATTCGGAGACATGCTGGATCACGTGAAAGATATCATGGCCCATGCTGCACTGCTCGCTGTCGCGCTGCTGTCTCCGTCTTTCCCGGTCCTATGGAAAGTCGCTTTCGTGATTTCGTCCGTTGTGTTGCAAGCGACGTCTCTGATGTGGATGAGTTGTCAGGAAGTCTACTATGACAAACGTGACGAGGGGCCGACGTTTCATTTAATCAAGGGCCTATGTACCCCAAATAATGCAGTGCCGACGATGAAACGCCTGCGCTGGTTCGGCACTGGCACACTCATGCTGAATGTTGCCGTCTTCATCGCAGCTTTGCATGTGTTGATGCCCACCTCAAAATAAACCGCCCATTAGAAGCAAGGGTACTTAACAAATATGCCCAATTATATTAAATGGAATACGGATGCGCGCGTAGCGGGGAGCCTAATACGCGAGAGTTCGAGCTATCATGTACCTTGCGCGGCAATAGCATTTCATACTGGCACGATGTCCCTCTCATTGCCGATGCTGAAAAGGATCTCTACAACATGGTCGTCGAAGTTCCCAAGGGTACGACAGCCAAAATGGAGGTGATGACTGACGATACCATCACACCCATTCGCCAAGATGTCAAAAAGGGAAAACTGCGTCATTACCCTACGCCGATGCCCTGGAACTACGGGATGTTCCCGCGGACATGGGAAAACCCGAATCACGAGAACGTGATCGAGGGCGTTGACGGATGGAGAGGCGATATGGAGGAGTTCGCGCCAGCAGAGAAATTCTGCGGCGACGGAGATCCCCTCGATGTCATAGAGATTGGCGGACAGCCTCTGGAGATGGGCGGTGTATATTCCGTGAAACCGCTAGGTGTCTTTGCCATGATCGACGATGGGGAGCTCGATTGGAAGGTCATCGCTGTTCGCGCCGATTGCACTTGGCTCAACGATATCGATGACGTCAAGCGCGTGATGCCTGGGGAGCTGCGCCGGATCCGCGAATGGTTCCGTGATTACAAGATTCCCGCTGGCAAGCCGCCTGCGCGGTTCGGGTACGCAGGTCAGGCCCTCGACAAGGAACAGGCGATGTCGGTAATCGAAGAGACGCATTGGTTTTACCTCAAACGGTAGAAGCACCTGAGAAAAAGGACTAGGGGTCCTACCTAGCACCATGTGATTCGTTTTTTGCCCTGAGCCTGCAAGTAACAGTTGGCCGTTTCAAAGTGATCGCAACCGACAAAGGTCTTGCGTGACAACGGTGAAGGGTGCGACCACGTCAGCACCATGTTGACCGATTCGTTGATCAGATGCCTGTAGGACTGCGCGTGATTCCCCCATAACATAAAGACGACGCCGGTGCTCTCTTCCCCGAGACGTTTCATGAAGTGGTGCATGAACGAGGACCAGATCTTGGCATGAGACCCGCTGAGACCTTCTTGCACTGTGAGAGCCGTGTTCAGTAGCAGAACGCCCTGGGTCGCCCAATCGGCGAGGTCCGTGGCCGTACGCTTGACGCCGTAGGCGCGCTCGAGCTCTTTGAAGACGTTGCGCAGCGAGGGCGGCATCTTGCAGCCGTTCGGAACGCTGAACGCGAGGCCATTGGCTTCTCCGGCGTGAATATAGGGGTCCTGGCCCAAGATGACGACGCGGAGATCTTGTTTTGGAAAATGCTTGAACGCGGCGAAGCGGTCTGCCTCGGATGGGAATATCTCGAGACTAGGATAGCGTTCCTTTGCAACACTCAGCATGTGTTCAGGAATGGGAGGGAGCTCCCAACTGGCTAAGTTGTCGTCTGCCATTAGAGGTTTGGGTGACCATCGCGTGTCTCAAATTTTATAGAGAAGTGAGTGTCAAAGATATGACGAATAATTATGTTTATATAACTAAAAATGCCAGCCAAACGATTAGCACTGAGACCCAAAAAATCAGGCGGTGCCAAAGCAAAAGCCCTTCCTAAAGCACCCCACGCTGCGATTAAACGAGCGAAGCGTGCGCTTCAGAAATGGCACTTGAATATGGAGGCTTCCAAAGCAGACGCATTGAAAGAGGAGGCTGAACTAGAGATCGCCAACGCGGATGCCAACTGTGGGGACAGGAAGTACTGGCGTCAGGAGATATTGATTAACTCGAATCATCTCTTCTCTGAATCTGTAGGGAATTCATCCTGGTACTGCAAGACATTTCGAGTCGTGCAATGGAGTTTCACCAAGATGCCAGATTGGGCTCAGAATGGTGAGGATGAGCCGAATTCCGGGGTGATCATTGAAGGAAAGCCATATGTTCCGGCACCCCCTTCTCAGCCGCGTTAGAGTCTCTTTTTTATAAAATTATCTCGACTTTAAATCCTCAAAATATACAATATGTATCATGTTAAATATCATACATGTTATACAAAATATTAAAACATTTTAAACATGATCAAGTATCCCGACTTTGATGCTCAATTGTATAAATCGATAAATACAGATCTGATGAATATGTCGGATGAAGAGGCGACACAGCACTATATTCTCTATGGTGCGGAAGAAGGTCGCATCTACAAATTTGATTTGCCATCAGGGTTTGATGCTAACATATACAAAATATTGAACGTAGACTTGCAAAACATGTCAGACATAGAAGCTATGGGGCACTACAGTGCAGCTGGTGCAAAAGAGGGGCGTAGGTGGAAAGACGACTACTTTGACAAAAAAGTCTTTTGCGATTTGAATGGTTATAATTTAGACGACCCCGATCTTTATAATAAATACGTGAGCGACATACGACAGGACAAGAATGCAGTTTTCGAAGGAATCATTAAAAAGTATGAGCCAAAATACGTATTTTTAGTGAACCACGACAAGTCGACTTATGGTGCAAATCATTATTTATATTTCCTCTATCAATCATTACAGAATCGTTATCCTCAGCTAACGTTCAAACTATTGGAAATAGAGTATCAAGAGGAATTGAAATCAAAATACAATATTACTAAAGAGGAGGTATTTGAATACTACAATGATCCAACGATGTTATACAAGCTCGTGCAGAGATTTAAGCCTCTTCAAATATATCTCAACTCGTGTAACTTGAGCATGTGCGAAATCATTAAGTTTGCTCCTCGACAAAACATTATCCTTCATTCGCACGAGATATATGAGCATTATTTGCTAGCAACGAAGTTAGTACCAGATTATGTAGTTTCAGAAAGGATTGCTCAACAGTATCTAGATAATGGTCATTTCACAAAGCCGAAAGTGCAACCTCCTGCTTTGACAGACATAGAGGGGATCTTTCAATTGAGCAAAGAGCCTATCACAAATCCGATCACAAATTCTTACGGGACCATTGATTTAAATCGCATAACCATTGGAATGTGCGGGCAATTAAGTGACCGTAAAAACTTCAAGTTGTTTGCAGACATCGCAAAGGTATTTCCTCAGCACAACTTCTTATGGATTGGTGGAAAAGCGAGTGAAGCCATGTGTTTCAATGAGTGCAACAATGTGTATCATGTACCATTGACTAGCAATCCGTACAAATATTATTCACAAATCCTAGATTACTTTGTGCTCTTCTCTAAAATCGATCCGTGCCCATTTGTAGTACTTGAAAACATATTGCTCGAAACTAGAATCATTGCATTCAAAGACAACATTTACACCGATCACAAACACGAATTGACACGTGAGTTTTATTTTGAAGAGCCAACTGCTATTAGCTTCCAAAGTTGCAAAAAGGCGATCAATGCTATCGTCAATGGGAAAAAAAGGGATCAGCGATCGGGGAATGGTCTTAAATATATCGAGACATATTTCAAAGATCCAGAAGAAGTGTATCGTATTATGGATCTGATATCAAAATAAACTCAGTTCTAGCTGCTATACCTTGTATTGACGACCTTCTTTCCAACCATAGTTTTCGTAATGTTGTTTAGCTTCATCATCTGTGACATGAGCTAAATCCCAATAATTAATGGCTTTGTATAGGGTTGCGTCAAAGTCATCAGGGAGTGGTCGATTTCCTAGGTCTATAATTCTTAAGGGAATTGTCTTTGTGGACACTCGATTGTGCACGATGTTTTCCAAATGTTCAGAAGAGGGAATGCCATTCAAAGCAAATTCGTTTGCATATAACTTTGCCACTTTTGTGCGATGCGCATTGAAAGCATCTTTGTCAAAAGAGATCCGAGACAATAGAGACGCTGCGCTCTTGTCTTCAATGGACATAAAATCTTCGACATCGATGAATGGAATGCGAAGCGTCTTGCACAATCCTCGTGTCCTAGAATCGTGGCATATGTTCACACAGACATTTTCATTAATGATATTGACTAAACATCCATGAATTCGTGGGCCGATTCCCAAGTTGAAATCATCGATGTATGCAAGCCAGTCTTGGAGCTTGAAAAAGATCCTGAATGTATCACGGAGCTCGTCATGTGTAAAATAGGGATCGATTGAAAGAGGGATGTCTTGACAGAGGATCGTTTTGAGAACAAGAGCTTTTTCGTCTTGAAGGATAAAGGGAGCATTTTCTTTTTTTGACAACCTGATTAAGTCTTCTACAAAGTTAGGCTTATTTAAGAACTGAAAAGACAAGTTTGCTTTGATTTCCGAAGGGTGGTCTAATAAGTGCCGCCATTTGCTGTCAATCACATCACCAAGTTGGTGATTGCTGTTCAAGAGAATCGATGGGCAACCTGCTACAATTGCATTGTGGATGTCAAGATGTTCCAAAATGCGTTTTGTGTTATCGTCGCGAACGAAAATGTGATGGCACTTTTGTGAGAGCGTTGTTAGCATCTCGATCAGAGTAGGGGATAAGCTACGATAAGGGTCTTCGAAGCACGTTTCATATGATTCTTGACTTCCAAGGCCGAATGCCATGAATTTGCAATTGTATTTTTTTAACACATCTAGTATATCTCTTTTGAATGATATTTCTTGTTCTGGTGTATATAGTGAATGATAACCAATAATATTGGCAAAAGGCATAATAATTAAATCAAAGTAATCTTCAGCCTGATTCTTCACCATTTCTATCTGAGAATCTTGGCTCACAAATGTTAATACTGTGTTGTAAAACATGAGGTTGCCAGTATTAGTGCCTACATTTTGGAATGATTCTTCGATTGTGTGTTTGTCTTTTATTTCAATGTTGTGATTTAGCATATGTTGCAGATGTATGATTCCTATTTTACATACCATCAACCGTATTGTTTTTTATTGTTCTATTATATTTTATTACGATATACACAGAAGTAAAATGGGTATAAGAAAAAAGGAAAGCTATGCTAGAAAAGCTAGCCATTCATTTTCAAATTGTGCCACCCCACGGTTTCTCCAGCGTCAAACATGGCACGGTCGTCGTGATAGAGGTTGGTATGCTTGGCTGTAATCCCGAAGGATTCCAGGGTAAGACCCACGTTCAAGTCTTCGAATTTAATTCTGTGAGGGTCCATGTTTTCACCCACTATCTTGGCGGCGTTCGCTCCCAAGTAGTACATGGGGCCGCAGCAATAACGGATTGCAGGCGCTTCTGTCGGGGTTTTGTAGTCGGGATTCTCATATTTCTGGATGCCGTGCGAAGAGGCTCCTTCGATGACCCATGTAAATCCTTCGTAGCTGTCTGCATGGAGCTCGGGGCGTTGCAAGTATTCGTGGAGCTTTTCCACATTCACAGAGACGTCGTCGTCTGTCTTGATGATGAATTTTGGTGAAAATAACCGCATGAGTGCACGAATTGCAAACTTGGTCTTATGGCAGAGTCCATCGTAGTTGTCTGGGCATCCTAAATACAGAATGTGTGTGGCCTCATCATATCTGTACTCCCCTTCGGGCATGGACGGGTCCCCTATCGTAAATACATAGGGAATGCCACAAGGCTCCAACCAGGATGAACGCAATTTATCCCATCGCTGTTGGTATTTTCGGCAAGTAAATAGCAATATCATATATGGTATGTATTTTAATACAACATAACAAAAAACATACACCACCATATATGTGTACCAAACACTGTGTTGCATTACTAGGTTTTACCTTGTTTCAAATAATTTATATCACAAGTTCGATCTTCTTTTTCAACACCTCGAGCGGCAAGACGCCGTCTTCCAAGATCAGCTCGTGGAACGCCTTCTCCGCTCCTTGGCCATGGACTGCCAGATACTTGTTGCGCAGCTCCATGAACACTCGGCGTCCCAAGCTGTAGCAAAGGGCTTGGCCCGGGATGCAGACGTAGCGCTCGAGCTCCTCTTCGATTTCAGTCCGGGACATCGGCAGATGCTTGCGCATGTAGGTGAGGGCTTTATTCCATGACCAGCCGTACCAATGGATCCCCGTGTCGACGACCAGGCGCACGGCGCGCAGCATCTCGTACGAGAGCTTGCCGAAGATCTCTTCAAGTGAATGACTGTAGTCTCCGAGGCCCTCTGCATAATGGGCAATCCCTTCTACATAAGCTGTCCCGTCGATGCCATAGATCATATGGGTCGGGACCCGCTTCTCGACCATATACTCATATTGGTAATGATGGAATCCCTCATGTAGGCTGAGCGCATACATCGAGTACTTGGGATTTCCATGGACATCACCGGTGTTTACGAAAAAAGTGCCTCGATAGCTCTTTGATGAGGGCATATAGAAAGCCGCTGCAGATGTGTCTTGCATGTCCTCGGGTACCTTTTTGAGGGCGTAGTTCGTGTGGAGCTTGTAATTGAAATGGTCCGCCCACGTAGCCTCGACGCGTTTGCGCACTTGGTCATAGGCGTTCATGAGACCAGTCTTTATGTAGTGGGTCTCGTCGTTCACCACTTTCCGATAAAAGCCGCTCAGGGTCTTTGTTTTTGTGAACCCCATGCGGGACTTAAGTTCGTGGAACCCGCGTTCGATGCGCGCGACTTCTTCGAGTCCGTATGCATGTACCTCTTCAGGGGATATGTCGAGCGTCGTCTGATCTTTGACGAGGTACTTGTACATGCGTTTGCCCACTTTTCCCATGTGGCAGTATCCGAGGGTCTTGCGACAGGCCGGTAAATAGTCGTCGCGGACAAAGGCCTTCATCTTCGCCACGACTTCCTCTAGACCTGGAAGCACTGTGTCGATCTCGTTCATCGACCGCAACATCCTTTTACAGATGCGTCGAGGGATGGTGATGCCTTTTGCGATTCCTTTGCGCATCAAACCCATAGCCGATTCTAGGATCGGGACGTAGTCAGCGCGTCGGGATCTGTTCGCTTCCGGTGTCGAGCGTTTGTAGAGCTCCTTGTCTACAAAGTGCAAATCGAGCACGATGTTTTCGAAGGAGGTCGTCGTAATGAGATCTAGCGGATACTTATCCCCTTCTATCTCCATGTTCAGCTTCCATATCAACACCGCATCTTGTATAGAACATGCCGACGGACCCTTGGCTTTAACAGCCTTTGCATAGCGCTTGATGAGGGCGCTGTAGGCGTCGTTGTATTCGTCGCCCAGCGAGTTTTCAAAGTGGTCGTCGCGCGTCTTGTCGCCCATATAATACGCCAAGCTTGGGGTCATCGCCACGAAGTCTTTGAAAAACGACTCGTATACACATGGCCGCGGGGGCATCTTATAAATAAGGTGGAAAATTTTGAAAGCGAGGCAATGATGAGTCGTTAGAACCAACCAATGGCAACAGCAGCAGCTCACCGTATTCCCTATGACATTATCCGTGAAATCATCGGCTTTGTCCCCGATATTGAGGTCCGGCGAGCGTTCGGTGTGATCGGCAAGATCAAGCAAGACTCTAACAGCTACATGAAGTACGTGATCCGAAAGCCGACGGAGCAATGGCACGCGGGCACGCCAGCGCGTTTCGATCGCTACCTATTGCCAAATCGGTGTATACTGGGAATACGAGGCAGGAAGCCTGTAGCTGATGACACGATAGACATCTCAGTTCATGTCGACGATACTAAAGTGACCTACTGCTTCTATATGTTCAGGCTGCGGCTTAAAAAAGAGTCAGAAGAAAACATTGTGACTGGGGTGACCTACAACGGTGTAGAGTATGTAGGGGAATACATGCATTACAAGCATGTGCTGTGTTAGCCATCAGCTTGGCCATTTTAATAAACGATATGTGAATTGGTTTTAAGTGGCCGCCGTCTTCGTCTTTTTCCAGCAATACAACACGATATTGAATTGACTGATCAGATTAAAGAGTATATTATGAATAATCGTATCTATCGAGTTCCAGTTGAAATTTTGCCGTGTCCCCATGGAAAGAAGAAGAAGGCTACTATATCTAAATCTCTACGCATTGCTGTATGGGATACATATTGCGGCATAGAAAAAGGAGTTTGTAAGTGTTATTGTTGTGAAACAATGGATATCCGCCAAATGGACTTTGTATGTGGGCATGTGGTTGCAGAAGCGAGCGGTGGTCCTACAACACTTCATAATTTGCGCCCTATATGCACAGGATGCAATCAAGACATGCAAACAACAAATCTATACGAATTCAAAAAACGATTCATAAAAAACATACAGTCTTTGAGCACAATATCAGTGGGCACGAGATCCGTACCTATCAAACATGATCGTGCTAAGAAATTCATCTTTGAGATTGACACTATAAAAAAATTAGTCATTTAACAACTCACCGGAATGTTAAGCTTTGTTCTTTCGAAGACAAAGTGAAATCTTACTATGACTGTTATATAACTCATATGAAAAATGATGCTGTACAATCTTATGATCACGTATTGAGTCAAACCGATTTCATGTTAATTATTGACAATTTGACAAAACCTCAGCAAACTGAACAGCTAAACATTTTATATGATGAAAGACACAAAAGAATTCATATATTTAGTAAACAGTGGTACGAATACCCTGTTATGCATGGCATTAAATTGTTGATAGAAATAATTGTAGAGAACTATTTAGATGTATATGAGATCTTTCTCATTCGTAAATTGGCAATGTCAAGTACTAACACAGTAAATTCAAATATATATACAAAATGTCTAGAGGAATATTATTGCTTTATTAGTTGTTTCGATTATATTGAACCATGTTGTACTCGCATGATATTTAATGGAGAAGATGGCAGTTTAATTGATAAGCGTTTTACAAATATGTACACTGAAATTCAAAAAAAGGTTACAAATTATCAGCGCAAACTGAAGCAGAATGAATTACTACAGATCTTGAAATCAAATTCTCAGGCTAACTTAGAAAAGTTGGACAAGGATATCATGAATACTGTCAATGTCTCCTAAACATAGACTCACTAAAACACAACTTCTAACAAAGACCCCCTCCTCCTTTTGAATTTCTAAAAAATTTTAGGGGGGGGGGTTAGAAGATTCTTAGATTTTTTATTACGATGATTTTAGATTGATGATAATTTGTATTACGTTGAATGGTGTTATTTTAGAAATATTAGTAAAAGAGGCGACTGTAGAAAAGCGGAAGTTTCTGCAGAAAAGGGGAAGTTTTTGCAACAAACCGGTTTTGAAGACTATCCACAATTAATTGCAAATTATCGGATATTTTTGAATGTGTTGTACAAACCTATTTAAAGTTTTTCTTTTTAATAAAGGACAAATCATGCCTCGTGAATTTTATACATGTCCACGATGTGGCTACAGAGTGAATCATAAGAGTTCTATGCGTCAACATCTATATCGCAATAAAAATCTTTGCCCAGGATCTTTAAATGATATTGTTTTGACAGACGATATCAAAGAGAAAATAATGATAAATCGCATCTATCATATCAAAGATGAAGTCAAAGTTATGAATCAGACAATCAATAACTTCAACACTATGAATAATTATGTTGCTGGGATGGATGCAGTCGAAAAGATTATGAAATTGGCGAACTATAAACAACTTGAGTTAGTGGACTTTGAGACACGCGTTGAAGATGAATTTAGGCGTAACGTGCGTAAACTAGAAAACGATGGTTTTAAAAAAGGTTTTTCATTAAAACATAGCGATTTCATGGACATTATCGACACTCTCACCAAAGCCATACCAGGTAATCGCCGTGAAGACTTTATTGAGCATATAAATTTCATATATGATGCGAAAAAGAAGCGTATACGGGTTTACAATGCGAGTGAAACATGGGAAGACTATTTGGTTAGCGCTGGACTGAATTACTTGATTGCTGTTATTGCTGGATCATATCTAGAGTCGTATGAGGTGTATCTGATTCGAAAAATGACATCAACAAATAATGTGCTTCAGAATACAGAATTGAGAAAATGCATTGAAGATTACTATTACTTTTTATCGTGTTTTGAAATACAGCCTTATGTGAAAGGAAAATACGATGCTCAGGCATTACACAATAAAGATTCTCCTGAATACGATGAAGAGCCTGAGAGTAATGATACTGATGCACATGTTATCGTGGACAGATACAGCAAAATATATGCTGATATATATGATAACATTACAAATGCTCAAAAGCGACAGATGCAAAAAGAAGTGTTAGACATTATCAAATCGAATTCACAAAACAACGTATCTGAAATTGACAAGGACATTATCGGCTTGATTAATATCGATGCAGGCTTTAAGCTCCAAGTAATGGAAGCTTGAAAAACTTTGCAACATATTATATATCCAGTACGGCAGATGTAAAATTGGCACGCCCCTTCTTGCCAATACAACTGGCTCGTTTTTTAGGAGTGGGTGGTCTCCCACCTCTTTGCAAGAACTTGATAGAGTCGATCATGGGCAATATTTGTAGTAGTTGGTGCGCCTCTGTGATCGACTTATCTTCGACCCAGTCACGAAGTAAAAGGTGAATCTTCTGTATATCATGAATATCAAGAATGTGGGCAAAATCCCCAATCATTTTGTTAACAAAATACTTGAGCTCTTTACAGAGCTGCAAAACATTCTTCTTACCAACACTCGAGTCTTCGAGGTCCATCAATTTCGTGCACAAACCATTCACTGGCAAAATGACATCTGTCAAAGGATAGTGTATCATCGCCTTCTTTGTCTGTTTCACAAGAACATTGTCTAAGTGCAAATCCCCGTGAATAAATTGACATGCTAAAAACCCTTCTATTGCCGTCAAGATGACCTGTTTTATACATGACCGCATAGCATCAATTGTCGTTGTCCGCCAATCATAATTCTTCAAACTCGGTGCGTTTACGTAGTCCATGACTAACACCTGAGTATTATTTCCAGGACCATTACACACTGTATGTTGATCAGTGATGATGCGAGTCAAGGTGTCGTTGCAAGTAAAATAGCAATAATATTTGAGAATTCCAGGGATCTTGAGGGATGCTAGCTGTTGATAGATGTCCCATTCGTTGTGCAACGTTTGAGTATCATTTGCCACTTTTACAACTACCCTTCTTCGATTTTCAAAGATGCCTTCTAGAATTTTTTTGTGTGGCATGCGTAGTGCTTTATGATCGGGGATGATTTGTAGTGCAGCAATGTGATCTAACCATCCGGATGTAGTAGGGGATTCTGAAGTGATTGCTTTGCAATTTATCACAAACTTAGATCCTGACGAAGACGTATCTTCAGAATGACTCAAATGAGAAGGATGTTTTTCCATATTTGACATGTGGATATATTTAATTTGTTCTTAAACATACACCCGCTCGATCTCCTGGAAATGCATTCCATTAAACGGCGTCGCGAGCACAAGTGTATACGCCCCCATCCTGGCGAAGGAGATCCATTCACCGATCTCGAGATCCGGTAGCCGCGCCGCCTTGCAGATCACGTCACTGCCGTCGCAGGTCGCACCGTAGATGATCGTGTCGTAGGATGTCTTTGCATACCTCTTGGGCCCTACCGCCGCCGGCACCGGCTTCATGTACTCGTGCGCGACATCGGCAAAGCACCCGTAGATCCCGTCGTGAATCCAGTATTCGCGCCGGTCGCAACGGACTCGCTTGCCAATGATCCGCGCATAATGTGTGCAGACCGTCTCGGCGAAATAGCGCCCTGGCTCCGCAATGATCTGGGGGCGAATTCTGAAGCTCTTCGCAATAGTCTCGTGAATCGCATCGACAATATCTTGACGCAAGGGCGAGCTGAAGCCGCCACCGATGTCCAAGATCCTGGGCTGAAATCCTTCTTCTCGAGCGAGTTCAAAGAGCTTCGCCGCTTGTGTAATGGCATACTCATACGCAACTGCATTCGAGCATCCCGAGCCTACATGAAAACTGACTCCAACGACGGAGAGGCTTTTCTCCCTAGCAGCGCTCAATAAGTCAAGCCACTCGTATTCTTCTGCCCCAAACTTGTCCCCGAAAGGGATGATTGCCTCCGGGTCTCCGCACTTAATCCGGAGCAACAGCTCGCTACCGGCATGATTCTCGGCTATCTTGGCGATCTCGTACACGTTGTCTGCGACGACCATGTTGACGTTTTTGGAATGCGCATAGCTCAAGTCTGATGGAAGCTTGCACGTGTTGGCGTAGACGATGCGCGACGGCGACACGCCCATACTCAGAACGTCGAGCAACTCTTTCCCCGAAGCGCAGTCGAAGCCAGCACCGAGACGCGCGAGTTCCTCGATGATGCGAGGGTCTGGGTTACACTTCACGGCGTAGTACGGTTTTATGAATGGAAAGGTCTCCACCCACCGTTCGTAAAGGTCCCGGATATGATCCATATCAAAAAGCATGACTGCATTACGCGGGCTGCGCGTAACCAGGTTCTCAATGATGGTGCTCGAATAGCTCCCCTCCAGCGTGGTTTTATACAATGCTGGAGAAAAAATGTTGAGCTTCTGTGATTTACACAGCGGGGTTATTTTTAAGTCTTTTGAAACTATAAAGAGAAAGGGGGTTTCATGGAATCTTCTCCAGCGTTTGATACAGTGATCGTAGGCGCCGGCATCGCCGGTCTCTATGCAGCGTACACGATCCTCAAGCGCTCACCTACAGCACGCGTCGTTGTCTTGGAGAAAAGCCCTCACATCGGTGGTCGCGTTGGCGTGTCTCGCTTCGCTGGCATCGACGTATTGACTGGAGCCGGCGTAGGGCGCAAAGGCCGCGATATTGTCTTGGAGACGTTGTTGCGCGAACTCGGAATCGAGTATGCGACCCATAAAGTCGAGAGCTCTTACGCATCCTACATCGACATGTCCCCCGACACCATCGATCGCAGCCTACGTATTTTGCGCAAAGCCTTCCTCGATGACCCCAAAACATCGCGTAAGAAGACGTTTCGTCGGTTTGCAATCGATGTACTGGGCTCTGCAGAATACGCCCGTTTCGTCACAGCCACTGGGTACACCGACTTTGACAACATGGATGTTCATGACGCCCTTTATGATTATCATTTTCAGTACACGCAACCTGGATGGCAGGCGATGTACATCCCTTGGAAGCAGCTCATTCGAGCCCTCGTAGAGAAAATAGGACGTCGGCGAATTAGGACCCGCGTCAATGTGACGTCGATAGTTCCTGGTAGAGTGCGTAGCGCCGAAGGTCGTGTCTATCTCGCGAATACCATCGTATGTGCGACAACAGCTGAGAGCTTGCGGAGGTTTTTCCCCCGAAACATGTTGTACCGTCAAATTCACGGGCAACCCTTTATGCGGACCTATGTCAAGTTTTCCAAGGACACGGCGGCACTCGTCCAAAGTCGTATAACGAAGACGCTGATTGTTGGAGAACCATTGGCAAAGATCATCCCTATACGTCCTGATAAGGGGATTTACATGCTCGCTTATGCGGATAACGACATGGCCTTGGCCCTCCGTAAGCGCGGAGACGACACTGACTATTACGCTCGCGAAGCGGAGAAAGCTGTCGGCCTGCCGACTCAGAGTCTCACCATCAGCAAGATCCAGACCCATTTCTGGGATACCGGAACGCACTATTACGATCCATTGCCTTGTCAATATGCAGATCGCAAAGCGTTCATTCGTGAAGCCCAGCGCCCATCTCAAGGAATCATCGTCGTCGGAGAGGCGGTCAGTGTACAACAAGGATGGGTTGAAGGAGCTCTGGAGAGCGTTCACACCATGAATTTATCTTTAGTTTAATAAATGGCACAGCCAGGATATATATCAAAATCTTTACGTGCCCCTGATTTAAAACCATGTGCGGATGGTACAACGCCTCAAGCTGACGGAACTTGTCAAAATCAAACATGTCGTATTGAAAATCGAAACTGTAGATTGGTGGGTGGATGGTGGGGTTGGACTGAATGTGATAAAGTCAACGTATGTCAAAACAACGTAGTAACGACACAAGAACAACGTTTTACTTGCAACGACAATGAAACACTGTTGAACGGAAAATGTTATGCGAGTTGCAAGGATTGGACGTATGATGATCCAACTGGGGTCTACTGCATACCTATGACTCAGGCGAAGAGTCCTGTTTCTGCGCCACCGTCTGGATATTTTTCAAAGTCTTTGCGGACTCCTAATTTAACTGCATGTCCTACAGGTTCAACGCCCCAATCCGATGGGACTTGTCAAACAGCTAAAACATGTCGCATTGAAGATCGTAACTGTAGATGGGTACCGGGTGGATGGTTTGGATGGGGTGGTCGGTATGAATGTGATAAAGTCAACGTATGTCAAGACAACGTAGTAAAGACACAAGATCAGAGATTCGCATGCAACTCGAACGAAACATTGTTAAATGGACAATGTTATGCGAGTTGCCAGAGTTCTGCTTACGATGATCCGTCTGGTATGTATTGCATTCCGAAGGCTGCACCCGCGAAGAGTCCTGCATATGCACCTGCGAAGAGTCCTGTAGCTGCACCCGCAATGAGTCCTGCAGCTGCACCTGCAAAGAGCCCGGCATCTGCACCCGCGAAGAGTCCTGTAGCTGCATCCGCAATGAGTCCTGCAGCTGCACCTGCGAAGAGTCCTGCATCTGCACCTGCAAAGAGTCCTGTAGCTGCACCTGCAAAGAGTCCTGTAGCTGCACCCGCAATGAGCCCTGTAGCTGCACCCGCAATGAGTCCTGCAGCTGCACCCGCAATGAGTCCTGCTTCTGCTAACCCTGTACAAGTGTACTCATCTTATTCATTTACACCTAGTGCCACAGCTCCAGTCTACTCTCCTACAGCATCTGTCACTACGCCTTCGCAAAACAAATCTGTACCTCCAGCTCCCATTTCGACTGCTGCATCATCAGTTCCAGTACCTTATTCCGTTGATTACCAAGTCTATGGTCAAATCTACCCGACTGCATCGGCGCCACCGAATGCCGCTTATTACGTCGATGTGCGTCAAGCGGACATGGTCTAAAATATCGTGTGCATAGCCTGAATACGAAAAGAAAAATATTTCATATATAAAATGGCGAAACAGCCGCCAGCATCTCGTCATTATGTTTGTCGCGATGATGAGATGTTAGTTGGAGATAAATGTTTCAAAAAATGCAAGCCTGGATATTATGCTAGCTCAGATGGCAAAGTATGCCTGCCTATTCCTACACCGGTAGCTGCTACAAAACACTATGTATGTCGTAATGACGAAACGTTAATAGGAGACAAGTGCTACCAGCAATGCAAATCCGGGTATCACGCTAGTGTGGATGGAACTGTTTGCATTCCTGATAGGACTAACACGGTGTGGTGGCCAACACCTGCGATGGCACCAGCAAGTGCTCCCACGGTGGCACCAGTGGCCAGGACAAATGTGCCTGCACAAGTAGCCAGGGCTAACGCAGTAATGGCTAATTATCCTGCACAACTGGCCGTGGCTAACTCTACAGCACAGGTGGCTAGGAATAGCACTGCATCACAAGCGGCGGTCAGAGCTGACACAGTTATGCCCCCTTCTGCTGCGACTCCATCTGCAATGACCCCTTCACTGATGAGACCAAGCTATGCATCAAGCGAATGGAATTCTGCATCATCTGTGTCAACAGATGGGCAAAAAACGCAATGGGCGTCGAGAAGAGATGCTACTTCAAACAACCAGTGGCGTGCGATGATACCAATGCACGTGAATCCCGAGAGTCAACCCAACGTAGGGGACAATAATACGCATGATGATGCTATACCGCAGATGCCACACCACACCGCAAATGGGATTCAATATCACACGATGGACGCGGCTGCGGCCGCAGCTACTGTGCAAAAAAGAAGAAAAACCCCCAACCAATGGCATCGCACGTGGGAAGACGAGGTCGGACCCGATCCAACACTGCTTTCTTCACCGGGCTTCGAAGTCCCGATGCCTTTGGCTGATTCATACTCTATGAGCGGCATTCCTTTGTATTACTCGGGAGTCGGTGCGGAAGGCGTAAGCTCGTTGCCCAACCCGATGTGTCAAATGTGGCGAGACGACGTGTAGCCGCTAGGTCGCTCGGAAGCGCAGCATGGCCTTCCGTGTCTCCTCCGGGACATTAACATGGTTCTCGACAATGAGCTCGTCACACTCGAGCTCCGTCGGCCGCTGGAGTTTTGAGTAGAAGATATTGAATGCGACCTCTGGGATATGCACCTCTCCGCGCGTCATTTCACAGCGGTATTCGTCGAGCTCCAGCGCCGCCTTCTTCGGGATGTCCACAAACAATATCGTCGTCGTGTATCCGCGACTCTTTGCGGCCTCGATCCACACCCTACGTGTGGCTTCTTGTGGATTCGTGTTGTCGACGACGATCGACTGACCAGATGCTAGCGCATCATCAAAGATCTTCTTCATCTTCGCATCTGTTTTCTGCATGTCTCGATTCACGAGTACATATCCTTCAAAGCCTCGAGATATAGAACTCTTTCCCGAAGCCGCAGGTCCCACGAGCACGACGAGATGTTTGCCTTCATGCCTCTTGTATTTTTTCGCCGGACTGGCCACGATCCCTTCGAGCGGGTGCGCCCCCAGCTCAAGCACTCCTCCGGGAAGGCCGAAATACGGATTGGCCCAATGGAAATCGATGCCGACGTTGCTCGCAAAGAGGGCGTCAGTCTTCATATCGCCGACGTAGAAAGACTCGCCCTTGTCGACGCCTCCCGACACGACCTCCCACAACCCAGTATGCGGCTTGCGGTAGAACTCGTTGGCGTGACCGGCGATAAATACGAGCGGCAACTTGAGATCATCGACGAGGGCAAGCGCCTTGTTCTCGACATCCTTGGCCGACATCTTTTTCTGGTTGGTGATGATGACTACATCATGGGTCTGATACACCTCGGCGAGCTTCTCTTTCACACCGACGCGCCATTTCCAATCGTCGGGACCCTTGGGAAACTTGGCTCCGCTCTTGGTCTCAATGAGGGTGCCGTCCATATCATACGCAGCGATGCGACCTTTTTTATAGGCGCTCATCTCGAAGGCCATGACGGTGTAGTCAGCTGTGCTCGCAAAGGTGAACGGCGCTAAGACTGCCGCGGGTTTGGTGTCTCGCGCTGACTCAGCCTTGGGCTTCTTTTCAGTCTTTGCTTTTGGCCCAGCACTTAGCTTTGCCTTGGGCTCAGCTTTCGCCTTCTTCTCAGACTTCGCCTGCGGCTCAGACTTGGATTTTTTCTCGGGCTTAACCGCATCAGCCTCGAGCGGTGGGGCTTCTTGAGCAGCAGCCTTCTTGAGCAAACGTTTGCCGATGGCTCCGTCTTTCTTCACACACCTCCCTGACTCCGGGTTCAAGATCATGTTTTCGGGACACGAAGACATGGTTTTTGTTTAATATCAAGGTAGATTTAAATGATTTAGGCAGGTCAAATTTTCCTCAAAAAACATATGTATACTATGCAAACCATTATGGCCACAAGGATGATGACGTGGAAAGATATCCAACAAAAAGCTCAAGGACTCATGGTCGACCCTATCTACAGGGACAAAGACACACAAGTTCTCTATGATGAGAATCGTGATCTAGTCAAAGCCAAGTACGCACGCTACTCCGACTACATCAAAATTCATGTGCTCAAGTGGTCCCCTATCGAGACGCCAGAAGGATTGCTGGAAGCCCGCCGAACGCGCGGGAGTTACATCAAACGCCTCACGATCAATGCGTTTCCGTACTACTTGGAGCCAGGCATCACACACCTGATCTTTTGGTCTGTCAAGCCTCTCACCCAGGCTGAAATGCACAAAGCTATCCGGTGCAAGGCGTTTCATGACATAGAGGAGCCTGCCGTCGCAGACTCTGAGAAAGATATAGACAACCACGCCTACGAGGCCTTTGTCAATCGCGTAGAGCACCAGTCCATTCTAGATCTGTGGCACGCCCATGTTTTTGTTAGGCGGCGTTTTTAACTGTTTTAACTGATGAATTCGTTAAATTCGTTAAATTCGTTAAATTCGTTAAAAATACCATTACTGGACACACATTAATATAAGGTATCTACATGAAACAATTACTATTAATGGTAGCGAAACGAAAATGGCGAACACGTCAACATTTTTGAGCGATATGTCAACATTTTCTTACGACATGTCAACATTTTCTGACGACACGTCAACATTTTTTGCGCGACACGTCAACATTTTCTGGCGACACGTCAACATTTTCTGACGACAGGCCCTCCAGTAGGGGCCCTCGCGCATCTTTTCTTTCTTTTAAGTAGTAGGGCTGATGCGCCTCGACATACATATCAAGTACCTCGATCAGATCGTCAAGCAAATCCCAGTGTCGGCTACGCAGTACAAAGCATTCAAGCAGGGCATCCAATACCCCGATCTCCCCTGTGGCAAATACGAGGTCAGCTCTGCGAAGTCGTCTCCGAGTGTGACTCTCAAGACCCGTGACATCTGCAGCTGGCTCAACTACGTGGTCCACAGCACCGGCGAGTCTGCGTTTAATGAGATCCATACATCGCACATCGGCCACAATGCCATCGTGCATGCGATGACGCCCTATGTGCACAAGACGGTCGAAGAGATCCAGACATCGATTCTCGAGTTGATCGAGCTCTTCTTCTACCTCGCCGTGTTTGGAGAAAGCAGCCCTGCGACTCCGTTGGCTCCAGCACCAGACCCTTTCTGGATCGGCGTCGTGCTCCATACGCTCATGGACGCGTGTTCCCCGGCTCATGTCATCCGCAAGTTGATGCTCGGCACGGAAAAATCCAATATCACCCGCAAATTGCTCGAGTACGCCAACAACGAGGCGCAGGTGCTGCCTCAAGACGAGGTGATCGACCGCCTGACGGTGGACCTGCCTTTCCAAAAAGAGCGCCTCGAGGACATCGACAATGCCGAGATTTATCATTATTATCTGATCATGAAGCACCAGGCCATCTATATGAACAAGCTGAACTCGATGAAGCGTAAGCCGTCGCGTCGTTTGCGCCCTGACGATATGTACGCGATCATCGATTTCCAGAACTTTGCCAAGCAGTCGACGCTCTTCCACGTCCTCAGGGACAGCAAGAGCCAGGTGGAGCGCTTCTCTACCGAGACGATTCTCGTAGAGGCGTGCACGTTCGTCGTGCAGCTTTACATTGACACCATCCGCTCTCGTAGCTTGCCTCCTAAGCGATTCAAGGCCACCCTGAAGAAGCTCACATCGACTCTGAAGGCGGGTGTGCTACGGGTTCACCCGGCCTTTGCGCACCTGATTTCTGGCATGCACTTGGACGCATCGGCATTACGATAGGCCGCTAATTTTTCTTTTTTCCCAGCCTTTCGAAAAAATTGAAATCTAGGATGCACCCTTGGATTCTTCAAGAAATCACAGAAGCCAACAACTACAACTCACGCAAAAATGACCGCCGCCAACATGCCCCAGCTCATCCAGTTCGGCTATTTCGAGCCCTCGATGCTCGAGACAAGCACCGATGTGAACGTGCCGATGGTGTTCGAGTCTGAGGAATGGACGCCTATCCCCGGCGTCTACTCGCCGCCGAAGTCTGTCCCTGGGGTCTACTACACATCTGTTTCCACCGAGGGCCACACCGACCGCTCTCTCCGCCGCGCTATTGGCAAGGACGGCTGCGTCTGGAAGGCGATCAGCTATAAGACGGGCGCTCTCTACATCTGGAACAACAACGAGGAGAAGACCATCGAGGTCTGGGGTCCTCTGGAGACCATTGCCGCGGCCGCCTCGCGCGTCAGGTGCCGACTGGACCTGATCTTGGACCAGGTGCAGGCCGAAGAGGCTGCGGCTGCGGCACAGGCAGGCGAGACGGATTAAAAACAAAAATACAAAAAAATGTGGAGAAGCCGTGTAGCAGAAATGCTATGCGCCTTTTCCCATGTTTTATGTGAATTTTTGAAAAAATTGAAATGACCCTTGAAGATTTAAAGGATCCCCAAAGAAATAAAAGAAACGATGTCGGCCCCCATTGACAATTTCATCAAGCTCCCTGAGGCTCAAGAGCAGGTGCAAGAGCAGCAGCAGTCACCTAAGACGAAGAAGGAGGATTTGCTCACGCAAAAGCAGACTCCTGCGACTGTCAAGAACGCGATGCTGGAGCGCATCGAGGCGATGGACCCTGAGGCGGTCAACCAGGAGGCGTGGATGAAGCAGTGGATGGAGAACTTGAAGGCGATGTAGGAAAGAACCCAGTGACAACACGGAGTTGCTTGTTACACAAGGCAGCGATTCCAAGAGATGGAATCGGAGTTTTGTCTTGTGTTTTTTCAGGCAGGGGGGTGGTATTGACAGGTGGGGATTGAATATAGGTTTTAGGATCATCCTGTTTCAAACTTACACAGATTCTGTTTTTGAAACAAGAAGAATCAGTCAACGCATTGACCAATTGATACTGTTTTGTATTTGAAATGGTTTTGGGTCTATTAGGAGTACCTTTTGTTATAACATAGTTTTTATTGATTGTATGAATCAGTGCATAGATAAACTGTCGACGCCGCTCGTCCTTGTGCAACTTATCGAACCGCGACCCGATGATCATCGTTTCTAATGTATATACGATACGCTCGAGAGAAGAGATAGGCACGGGTTTAGACAACCCAACTTGCCAGTCAGCAATATAATCATTTTCATAGTTGAGATTGGTTTGCGGTTCTGGCATGACCACGTCCAAGAAGGAGAACATTTGCGTTGTATCTTTTCCATTCAGGATGATATCCACCTTCATATCCAAGCTGAACAGTGCCACCCCGTGGAAGACGGTCGGGTCCGAATACCGGAATTGGTAAGACACGGGATAGGTTTGATCAGTAGTAGCAGCAGGCGTAATAGAAGCGCCAGGAATTTGATCGGGCATTGTGAAAGGTGCAGGTGCAGTTGCAGGCAATGTAACATTGATGCTTTTTGGCAACTGTCTCATAAACACCTCCATCATCCCCGCAATATTGTTTTTGATCGCTTGTTTTTGATCGATCGCCTCAGGCCCGTAATAGATCGTCAAATCGTAATCGTCGATCGGACTCGTGCTCGATATATCGAATAAAGCCGCGACTGCTCCGCCGCCTAGAGCGGCTCGAGCGCCCATCGAGTTCAAAGCATCATCCAGCTCTATAATGAACTGGAACAAATACGGCTGCAGCTGCCAGTACAAGGCATTTTGTAAATTGTCGATGCACCCGGTCGCCTTGTTCAGGCACAGCTTCACAGTGCTATCGCGCATGGTGTCGGTCCATAATTCAGACTGCTTAATATCAGTCGCAATCTGGCTATAAATGTCTTTGAAACCTGGAGTACTGTTTTCCAACGAGTCCGTCACCAACTTGCGCTCGATGTCTTTGTTGAATGGAATCGCATCAAGCCGCGCGTGCATGGCGAGCAGCCCTTTGAGGGTGAGGTAGGAATCTTTTGTATACCATTGCAATCCAACAGCAGGCACAGAGCTCTTGAATATCGTGATCTTGATAAACGTCCAGTTATACCACAACACTTCTACAGACGTCGGCTTCAGCTTAATTGAAAATCCGGTTTCCTGCTTTTTCTTTATGACTTCTACTTCTAGCGTTTTGTCAATGACCAACACATACCCTCCTGGGATCTTCAACTTGACAGGACTTTTTCCTTTCACGGTCAGCGTCCGTTTGATCGTGCGCCCTTCGCACTCGAGTTCGCCTTGGACGACGTCAAAAGGACCTTTAATCCTGGCAAACTCACCTGACAGAATAACACACGAGCCGTTTTGCACAGGGAATTTCTTCCCACCGTCTAATTTAAAGTAGCAATCCGGAGGGAATAGCACCTCTAATGCCTTGAATAATTCTACATTGATTTTGGGTGTATTATTAAATACGTAAAGCTCGAGGCAGCTCTTTTTCCGAGTGAAAAGCTCCCCGTCTCCAGCGAGTTTTTTCCAATTCAATCCAAAACCAGGATTCTGAATGGCATAAACCCCGCCGATGAGCACAGTTCCTACGGCATTAACAGCCCCCATGATTTTTGGGACCCAATTTTCCAAACAAGGCTCAATAATCGCCCGCGATGCTAGATCGTATTGCAGATACGTTGCGAGGTTGTAAACGGGCTCGCCCTGTTTGGGTTTCTGATTCAATTCTTCGAGATACTGCTCATGAGCGTTATCGAGGTCTTGTAATTTATTCAAATCCACATCCACTTCAACATTGTCTACTTTGACTTTAACTCCTCCACGCTGTGCAGTACGCGCTGCTCCGCCACTAGTTCGGAGCTCGTATTTGCCAATGTCTGCAGCAATATCCGTATAAAACGCGCCATCAGTTCTAGGGAGAGTCTTCTTTTCATTTATGTTCCTCTTTTGTGTTGCCTCTACTTCTGCATCAATTCCTGGTTCTTCATACTCTACACCTGGAATCTCAACTAATTTGTCCTCTAAAATAGGTGTCATGTTCAACATTATGCCGCTAGACCATCCTGCTTTGTCGCAATACTTCCACTCGGCCTCCATAACATACATCCATTCTCGTAGCCAGGGTGCATCAAAACTGTCATAGGGAATCAGGTGAGCAATGTTTGCAATGTCCGTAATCTTATCGCCGATCTCGTAATCTGATGCAGAGCGCATCCTAGATGGAGGGATACATGCAAGCTCTGTTTGATCATCGTCAATTGGAAAATGATTTATGTTGACCAAAGTGGAGACTGGTTTATCAAGAGTGCGTTTATCAAGAGTGCGTGGTGGCTCATTAAGCGGCTTTCCAACGTTTTCAACAGCACTTAGGTCGTCGAGACGAGGAACTTGTCTTTCTAACTCTGAGACTCCACCCACTTTCTTCTTTGAAGATTTCCCTCCCTTGACACCACCAAGACCTAAACTACCGAAAATCAACGTTTTGCATTCTTCTAAAAGACTAGTTTGAATGTAGCTATTGAAATCCTTATCAAACAACTCGCTATACTCTGACAGCCGCGCCCGAATCTCGTAGAGCAAAATCCCGATGCCATACTGGTCCGCTTTTTTGAGTGATTCTTTCTTCTTAACGTCATTCGAATCGCAAAACTGCTTGAAAACCCCTCCCGCCTCAAACGGATTCTGGTAAAATATCTCCGTCACTGGCCCCAACAACCCTTCCATGAAACCCGTAACCATCTTCAGCTTCATCTCGGTTTGGATCAATACATCGGGCACGTTCAGCGACAAGAGGAGGAAGAGCGGATGTGCGTGAAGGGCGTTGCTTTGGTAGATGGTAATGACGTCGGATTTGTTATTCAGACTGGCGGCCGCATCTAACGCGCGAAGATTCAACGTCGCACTCATTTCGTAGTCGTGGAGTTTGATATCCACGCCGCCGTCTGGTTTTTTACGAATCAAGAAGTTACCCAACTGGATGTCCCCGTGAATGTACATCACGCGATCAGGTTGTTCCGTTCCAAATGCAGTTGTCATAGCCTTCAAATAGTCCACAACATTGGTTTTGAAATAGTTCAGTTTGTATTGCGAATTGTAAATGGCATCCACCAACAAATAAAACTTCGACCCGAGGTCCCCTTCGTATATCCCAAAAGGTCCTATGCTGTTCTTAGGTGGTGTGGGTTGTGACGGTTCTATCGTTTTTGACAAATACTGAGTCAAGTTTCCTATTCCACTTATCGCGATGAATGTAGCCAGCGTATAGGGGCTCAAATTATCAGACACCTTCCACACAGAGTTCCCTTGGATTTTCATAGTGTTACCGCTGGATCTTGCGTTAATGTCCCGCGGTGTATTTGCAGGGGTAGTGCTCATGGCCGAACCGCTAGGTGTTTGCGACCCCAAAATGTTTTGCGCAATCGCTTTGACGTTAATGATTTTAAATCCGGCGTCAAACGCCCCGCTTTCGACGATGCCTGGATAGCCGTATGCGTTGAAATAAGTCGCAACCGCGCCCCAAGGATCTGTTACTTCTGGACAGCACATGATACACATTTGCACCATGGGAACGATCACATGCATGAGGACAAACAGGTCTGGGATCCTTTCAGTTTGCGACTGGAACATAACACGGATCTCTTCAAATAGCGCCGCGATGGAGAACAAATCTGAATGCAAAAAACTTACAAGGTCTCCTTGTTCCGAGGCTTCGTTGCTTTCTAAGCGCCTCATGACTTCGTCGATGTACGCAAACCCGCCTTTTCCCATAGCTGTCACTCCCCATCCAAACTCGTCGAACCGTTTGTAGAGGTCTGCAATGCTCCGGCTCAGCTCCGGCTTGTTTGAGATTTTGCTTCTCACGTAGGTGGTATATTGTTCGCGAGTTAATCCAGGATTTTTGTAGCGGAGAATCCAAGGGCTGATTGTATAAGAAATCGAGGGGATATCCAGTGTTATTTTGCTTTCTTCAAAAGTGACATCAGTATAACCTTCCAAATCTCCAATCAAAATGGTGCTAGTATTCTTTTCAACAAGAAAATTGCCCATGTTGATGTCGCCTAGCAATTGTCTGGATGGCGCACTCGAGCTCACTTGAGACGTGGCAAATGTTTTGCCAATTTCGATTAGACGCTTCAATACAGCAATCAATCGTGTTGTTTTCGGATCAGTTTCAATAGACTCCGACCCCCAAGCCTGTTTACTTACATTATCTGTTTCTGATAAATACCTATTCAAATCTTGACTACATTCCGTCAATCCTGTAATGAGGATTTTATCATATTTAGTTTGAAAATCAGCGGTTAACACAAGCGGCGTGGGGTCTTGCAACTGGAATGTGTCATCTGTGGGTTTCGAGACTTCAGCACCAGCATAGGTTGTCATCGATTTGAAAGGTTCAATGAAAATGCCAAGGTTCAATGTCCGATTTTTTTTTAAGACTGTTAATTTGTTAACTTGATTGTTATTGGTGGGAGACTTATATACCACTCCATAAGTCCCGTATCCGAGAATCATGCCTGCAGTAGTGATATTTGCCCCACCCCGCATCATCGGCCTACGCATCGCCCCTAAAATCCGCGCCGCTTTGGCCTCAGACGGGTCCTCATTGTAAGCCCGTAGACGCCCACACAAGCGCTTCGGCAGCACCCGCTCCTCTTCGATGACGTCCATCGTACGCGAATACACGCGCAGACCTTTCTCCAACCGTGCGCGGACATTTTCCACAAGCCGTGCTCGGCGTCTCTCACTCAACCCGATGGTAACGAAGAGGGTGTGTGAGTCCCTCATTTCTAAATTATAATATATAATTCATGGGAAAAACAATCTGTTAAATGAATTTACTTACGCGTGGCACGTCCCCCATCGGAAAATCATGAACAGAACCAGGTAGATCAGCCCAAAGAAGTAGGCGAACATCGCGTAGATCACCTTGAGAGGGACCTCGATGCCTTGAGCCGTGTTGCACGTCCAGGACAAGTAAGCTGCGTAGACACCGATGCAGATGCCGACCACCATGTAAAGAGGCGAAATGGCGACGTCGTCATCCTCGTCCTCATAGACCAATGCGATCTCTTTGTGGTGCCCTGTCTTGCTCGCGTTTAGCATCAAGGGCGAAGCCATGCCTGGCAACGGGGCCTTCGTCTTCGCAGGATCGACTGGCGCGGCGGTCTCGGCGAGGTTGTTGCTCACGAAGGTCTCGATCGTCTTGGCGGCAAGAATGATATCCATTTTATTTTCACGTGATATTTTTTATCCTATGTTCTTGGCAGATCTAATTCACAAAAATTTGTCGAATACCTAATATGTATTCAATTTATAATAAATGGACGGTGCAGGTCTCGTCTTAAATGCGCGTATCCAAAAGAAACAACAACGACGAGCTCGTAGACTGAAGACGATAAAGGCACGCTTTCACGACAAAGGTTGGCGAACGCGTTTCATCGAAGATCATGTGGAAGCCCATGTTGCAGATGATCTAGACCAGCAGCAAGAAACCGTCGTGATAGAATCGCTGGCAAAATCGTGGGTACCCGAGATTGTCGAGGATGCTGAGCTTGCTGACATAGAAGCCGACACTGCACTGTTATATGAGGCGGGTTTCAAACGTCGAACAGCTCGCAAATTAGCTGCAGTGATCTCTCCGCTGTATAACAAATCTTATACGCGCAGACAGCTGATTGACATTGCGATCGAGTTTGCACTCGGGACCTATGATAAAGTACTCGTCGGCGGACAGACATATTTGTTCGAGTCTATTCCAGAAGAGTCGTGGACTCCGAACGCCCTATTCAAATACGTCTACAATGTTCCCGAGCTGGATCGCCTGGAGACTGTCTCAAGTCCCTGTCCAGGAACGCAGGCAAACTCTCTCTTCTACCACGCCACGAATTACAGGAGTGCAAGCCACATTGCGCAACATGGTGTAGCTCACCTAAAAGGACGCCCATGTCTCGATTTCGGAATTCAACCGTCGTTCTATATGACCCCGGATCTTCAGACGGCGATTGAATGGTGTCGTGATAATACCTCGCGATGGAAAGGTGAAGCATGTATCTTAGTATTCAGCATCCCTCTAGAAGATTCACGAAAAGCTCTCAATAGCAAAGTTTTTCAGCAAGCGACATCAGAATGGGTAGACCTCGTGACATCCTCTCGCAGATGCATCGAAAATACGAATGATCTCGATATGTTTGATACGGTGTATGGTCCCATGGCTGCAAACGTACGGTCAATTAGAAAGGGGCGTAACGCATGTCCTCATAGCACACCGAAATATCAGTGGGCCTCTAAGTCGAATTTGGGGGACATGTATCTTCGTCATTGCTTTGCAGGGGCTATATTTGTGAAGGCTGCACCGGCTAGGGCTGTACCGTAATGCGATATTGGGCAGTGATATTCGTAGAAGTTCCATAAGCTCCCAAGAGCAATCTGAAGCCGGTCGTATTGAAGGGCGTGCTGGCTCCACCTCTATACCAACTCGAAACGCCTGTAAAGCGACTGCCATAACTGTTCGATTCCACATAGGTTCCATCCACTTGACCTACATAAAACCCTTGCACCCAATTGCTGCTACCCAATAAAGTTGCTGGCATGAAGAATTTGATACTACACGTCCAGTAATAGACATTGTAGCCAGTATACGCACTGAACATCATCCAAGGCCCTCTTTGAGTAGCGTTATCAAATGCAGTCCCTGCAATAGTGTTGTAATAGTATCTGTATATGGTGTTTTGACCCACATTTGCACTAGTGGCTGTGCAGTAAGTCCCCGACGTACCATCGTATGGATCCAACATAAGTCCTGCGAATGATGCAGGCGCAGGTCCCCAGAAATCGATTGTCACCATCGAATTGCATAATGGCGGCAACGGAATCGGGATAGTCCGGTCGTAGAAGAGTTTTTCTCCATGGGCCGGGACTGTAAAGTAATTTGTCGTGAAGGCCATCGAACCCGCGCCATAAATGTATGGCACTAAGAGAGTTCCTAGAGAAATGCCTGGACCCACAACGGTGCGTTGAGCCAGGCCGTTGTTCATGACTGTCGTGCTCAGCGTGTTTTCGACCGCATACGGTCGGAACTCGTAAGGTGTTGTCACCGTGCCTTTTTCCAGTTGCACTCCCGTCAGGAGCAGCGAGTTGCCCAAGTTCCCCAAGAAGGCGTTGGATTGGCCGAAGAGCTGGGTGTTCGCAGCCGTGTACAGAACTGTGCCATTCCAGACGGTCGCCGCATTACCCGATGCCGCTGCTACATTGGCACTCGAGTAATTCGACCCGGCACCCAAGCATACGGCCAAGTTCAGACCCGTTGTATTGTCTTGGGCCCAGGTCCCGGCCACGTCACCGGGAATCGTGAAACCGACCCTGGTCCATGTATTCACCGGAAGCGCAGGTGTCTGGTACAGCACGGATCGCGGCGTCAGATAGGGTGTCAGCGTCGTTGTCGATGCGTTGTTGTTGTACAGCTGCAGGACCTGAGCGGGGGTGAGAACGCGATTATAGATACGCACATCGTCGTAGATACCATTGACGCCACATCCTTGCCCACTTGCTGCAGGTGTTTGACCTAGATATAAACCCCCTGATGTGTTGGCAAAAGTACCCGATGCTGGTACGCTGCCCAGATACACCCCGTTGATATAAGCAGTGGTATTGACGCCATCGCTGGTCTGAGCTAGGTGGACCCATGTATTCGGGACCGCTAGTGTTTTGGTGATAAACGCGTTTTGTCCTCCAGACGACATATAGGTATTGAACGTGTATCCCATGCCACCTGCTCCTGAATCTGTATTGATGAAGCAATACAATCCACCACCCGCACTGCCGTTTTTGCCGTACATAAATACCACTGCATACGTTGGTGCCGATAGTGAGGCAGGTCCAGTATAATAGAACCACATCGCTAAAGTGAAACCCGTTGTATTTTGTATCGTGCATCCAATCTGCGCATAGGATGTCGCCAAGGTGTTTGCAGACATGCTGTTACCCGTAATAGCGAGCGCATAGGACCCGACTTTGGCGGTAGAGCTGAACGCCACACCACTTCCTGTCGGCACAAACCCGATGCCGTTGCCGGAGGCGTCGTTGTAGTTGTTCTCGAAAGGGAACCATGCGCTCAGCCCCGGGCTGTTATTCAGGGCCAGTGTCAGCGCCTGGGCGTTGCTGCTCGTCACGCTCGCATTCTTGATCCACGCGCTCACGGTCGCCGGCTGCGCAGCGCTCGTCCCCCAGGCGAGGTCGGCGATGTTCTGCCCTTCGATCGGCTGCTGGTACAAGACGTAGCCAGCATTGTTACCCGAGTAATAGAGACCGACTATTTGCACGGGGTTGAGAGCGACGCTGTAGATGCGTAAGTCGTCGATGAGGCCTTGGTATGCATTGTAGTTATTGTCTCCACG